CATATCATCAATTCTTATAGTAAGTTTTTCAACTTCAACTAAAGTGTTTTCTATAAGTAAATATTGTTCTGCGTCAGCAGGAAGTGTACCTAATTCTCCTCGTGGCCACTTAATTCTAAATTCTGTATTTTCATCAACATCTGAAATCATTAACTTACCATTTGTTTCAATAGTATTAAGTCTTTCAATAATTCCAAAGTATGCCCATACTGCTACTGCTACTGCAACAATAATAGAAATTAAATTTCTTAAAGGTAATTGTATATTCGTATTTTCACTTACTTTCATTTTCTTTTCCTTTTATTCAAACCCATATAATGTTCTGATTGTTCATAATCCCATCTTTTACCATGATGACCTCTTATGTCCGCATAAAACATTCTCAATTTAACTATAATTTTTCTAAAACTTCTACTCATTCTGGTACTGGCATTTTATAATCTTTAGGTGGTAATAAAATTTTATCTCCCATTATTATAACATCTGGATTTTCTTTTTTATAATCATCTTTCATATTATCCCAAAGACTTTTATCATCTGCTGGTCTATTATCTGTTTTAGTAGGAGTAACTCCTCTACATTTAGATACTAGCAATCTAAAGTTTTCATTATATGCTAAACTAGGATTACCATTAACCCTACCACACATTTTCATTAATTCTAATTGTTGTTTAATTGCTACATTTTCTTTTGTAGTTTTGCAATCTGTGCCTAAATATTTTCTGTAAGTAAAACTTAATCTATAATTATCATCATCATTACGATAGTTATTAGTATCGTTATAATGATTATATTTACCATTTCTATCTTCTGCTTCAATTCTGGTTTCAAACTCTCCACATCTTACACCATACTCATTAAGATATTCGTTTCTTGCGTGTGCAGGTTTCACGAATAATGCCAATAGAGTCATCAATATAATCAATAATCCTGTAAAATAATAGTTCATCTTGGCACTCTCCATTATTCATAAATCCTTATCTGTTTAAATCCTTAATATCATAGCTGTGTTCTCTAACTTGATCAGCTAATTGTCTATATAAATTTTCTGCCATCTGCCAAGTTGATTCAGCAGAGGTTAATCTTGTATTCATATCTGTTAATTCTTTTTGTGCTATTTTTAATTCGCTTTCTAATTTTATAATAGTGACTTTACTTTCATTAATAGTTGTTGTTAAATTTAAAACATACTTAACAGAAGTAAATCCCCCAACTACTATTGAAGCAACTACTGGAATAAAAATAAAATTTTTTTTTAAAAGGTCAGCAAAGTTCATTATAATACCTCACTACAAGCAAAAGATATTCCATAAACACTAACTTGGTTTGTATCCCAATTAAATTCATTACTATCTAATCTCATAATCGTTGTTGTATTTGAATAAAGAACTGTTGTATCATCATTAATAGTTTCTATTCCTGATCTTAATGATGGTTCTATTTTAACATCAGCTTGTCCTGATCCATTACTTGTAGCATTTTCAATAACCATATAAAGATAAGAATTAATTTGTATATAATCTCCAGCTTTAAAAACATTACTTGTACTGTTAGCAAAACCATCTAAAGCAACTTGATTGCCTGTTTGACTTGCACCATTAACTCTTATAGTTCCTGTTGCTACTCCTTGAATAGTTTTTCTATCTTGATCGCCTAATTTAAAAGTTCCTCGTCTTCCTCTTAATGACATAAAGAAAGCCAACCATATTGATGCTTTATCTTTTTTCATAGGTGGTAATGTCATAGTACATCTCCACTGTGAACCCTCGTGTTCAAAAGTTTGTTGTTGTAAAGTAAAAGGAGATTCTGTGACAGCTACAACTCTATTCAATCCCCAGTTCTGTGTTCTAACACCTGTGACTGTTGGTAAAGTCAAAGGATATGATGGTGTAAATACTGCCATGATTAACTACCGAATGCCTTACTAAATTTTCCACCTCGTTGCTTGGCTTCCGCAACTGCTTGGACTGTTGATTGTTGAATAGCTGGAAGCATATTCATAACTTCTGCTCTTACTGTATTAGTGACACCAACAGCAAAGTTTAAATTTTGTGTGACATTAATTCCACCACCTCCACCACCTACCATTTGTTTTGTGTCAGCATTGGTTTTTATAGCACCTGCACTATTAGGAACAAATAACTCTGGACCTCTTTCTCCAACTAAAGTTGGTTTTCCTTGTTGTACTGTTCCACCACTTGCGGCTTCTCCAACTTGAACCCCTTGATCTCCAGGTATTATTGCTCCAACAATACTTTTAAAAACTCCACTTACACTTAAACCACCTTTTTTCATTCTTTCTTCCATTTTTCTTTGGATTTCATCTAATACCATTACTTTAAATATCATTTTTTGTAATGCTATAACCATTTCTAAAAGAATAGATTTAAAATCTAATGTACTTAACTTACCTCTGACCATAGCATCATTTATTTTTTCTCCAACTCCCACAAATATTTGTCCAGTACCCTCTGCTATTTTATTTAATTCTTCTTGTTTTTTTCTTGCTTCTTCAAATATTCTATTTCTTTCAGTAATACCCTCAATAGATTTTAATAATTCTGCTTGAATTGCTCTTTCTGCTTCAACACCATCACTACCTATTTTTTTTCTTAATTCATCTTCAACTTTTCTTAAATCGTTTAAATTTTTAAGTTCTCGTTGTGTTTTACCCATGTCCTGTATTGCTCTATCAGTATTTCTTTTATGGGTCTTTTCGTTTGATTCTCTTATTTTACCTAAATCTGTTTCTTTTTTGGCTTCTTCTTCTTTAGATTTTTTCTTTGCTTCATCTCTGATTAAATCTCTTTCTTCTTGAGATCTTAACACTTCTAACTGTGCCATATGTTCAGAAATTAATTTTTGCAATTCAGCATATCTTTTTTGGTCGCCAGTCATAGCACCCTCATTTAAGACATTACTTAAATCATTTTCTATATTTAAAGACTCCATTTCAGTTTTCATTTCTTTAATAGAATCTGTGACTTGTTTTATTGTAGTTAATTTTTTTGCCTCTAAATCAACATCTCCGAATGCTTTTGCTAGAAAGTTCATAGCAGATGTTAAACCATTAACTATTGCTGTACCAAACTTACTTCTTTCAAAAAATATATCTAAATTTTCTTTTAAGGAATCTACTGCCCCAGCTAAACCAGTTGCGGCTTTAACACCAGCACCACCTACTTGTTCGTCTAATGCTTTTAATATAATTCTTTGTGCTTCTGCTTTTCTACCAGTCATAGTTAAGACTTTAATCATTTCTTTTTGTGCATCAGTAAAAGAAACACCTACTCTTCTTAAAGCACCTAAACCAACGATAGGGTCTTCAAGAGCTTTACCTAATTGAGTAGCACCTGTTTTAACACTTCCAAAACCTACTTCTGCTAAATCTTGTGATAACCTTAAAGCATCTCTAAAAGTATCTCCTGTAATAGATTTAAAGGTAAGCATTATTCCTGCCGCATCTCTAACTTCTCTAGTTGAAGCCAAAGTTGCTATTCCTATTTCAGTAGATAAATTTTCTATTTCAGTTAAACTTAATCCTGCCGCATTACCTGTTGCTTTTAATATTCCTTCAAGTTTCAACATTTGTGTTTCTACTTGTGCAACATTTTTTACTAATTTGGTAAATGCTAAACCTAGACCAACTACAACTGCTGTAAATCCTAATGCCATAGGACTTACTCTACCTATAATAGCACCGATAGCAGATATTCTACCAGCTACTGGACCAAGTGGACCTTGTACTGCCGCAATAGAACCAGCAGTGTTTTGAAATGCTTTTTGAACACCTTTCATTCTGTCTTGTGTTTTCTTACCAGCTTTACTTACTTTAGTTAAACTTGTACTCGCTTTTTGAATATTAGTTTTAAACTTTTGTGCATTTGCTATAAGTTCTACTCTGATAGTTGCTAAATTTGATGCCATAATATTAATCTGGGAACTGTTTCATAAGTTCCTCTAATTGTTTGCTTTGAGTTGGTTCTATTTTTTTATTTTGACCTTTAGAAAGTTTATAACCCTCTAAAGCTGATAAAAATTCTGTTATTGATAAATCCCAAAATACTTTGGGGGAGAATCTTAATACACCAAGACCTATTTCTAAGTATTGCTGGATTGGGTATCTTTCTGCTCGTTCTCCCCCTGAACTAAAGGGGAATCTGATTCCTTTTTATCTCCGACAAATAATGTCATTAGTATTTCTGAACATAAAATAGCAACCTTTAATAATCCATCTTTAATAACCATTTCTCCTACTGCTGATTGAACAAATTTTCCACCAGCACCTTGAAGTGCTTCATGCATTACAATAACTATGTCTTTCATAGAATAATTATTGTTTCCCATACTATTAGTTATATCAAGAATAGATTTCCCTGTTCTATTTTCTATATTCACTATTGATTCAAAGGTAAGTCTAAAAGTTCTTTCTTTATCTCCAAACTTACCCTTGATTTCGCCTTTATACTGATTCGCCATTTATGGTGTCCTTTTCTATTAATTGTTCTATTTCTGTTTTTTCTTTTGGCTCAGATTTTTTAAGTTTTTTCATAGTTTTACTTGCTCTAACTATATCACTTGTATTTGGATTTTCACAAGTTATCTCTGCTCTACTTGTATAAATCTGAACCTTTTGAACAATTAATTCATCAACACCGACTACTATTTTATCATAGGGTTTAATAGGAATATCACTTCTTGTTTCAACAGTTATTACACCCTTTCTCGTGACCTTGTAAAAACCATTATAGGACTCGCCTTGAAATTTTATTTCTACCACTTTAAACCCATCTGTATATTCCATTTTATATTCCTTTACTAATTACGCATTAGTATAAGTCATAGTACCACTTGATTCAAGAGTTAATGAATAAGTTTCTTCTCCATTATATTCTCCTGCTCTTTCGTAAGATGTAATTATAAATGCACCTTTTACTGATGATGTATCAGCAAAAACTAAATCGTAATTAACTGCATCTCCTGTAAATGCTGATCCTCTTGTAGTATTTTCTGAAGCAGAATCTATAAAAACTCCACTTGCAGATATAGACATACTTCTTACACCACCATTGGCTAATAAAACTCTACCAATATCGTTTCCTGCTTGTCCATCAAATGTAGCTGATTCTTTTGTAGTCACATCTACTGTTTCTCCATTAATAGACATTGATGTACTTCTCATTCCACCTAATGTCACTGCTGTTCCTGTACTATTATCTTTCAATAAAAATGCTGAACCTTTTAATGCCGCCATGTTATTTCTCCTTATTTATTTTAATAATTGTTTATATTTAATTTGTCAATACAAAGACTCTAAATCTTTGTACTCCATGTGTTGTAAGCCCATCAGATTCTTTTATAATGTCTGAAAATTCAAACCTCATATTATTACTGGCTCCTGAAACTGATAAACTTGATTCGTGTAATACATCATATATTAATGACATAATTTCTTTTATTTCCTTACTTCCTCTATATCTTGAAAAAGTATGAACAATTAGGGTAAAATCACTTCCCTTTTTGTCTTTCGTACCATCATCTACCATTGTTTGATCTCCGACCTTAACATAGGGAAAAGATGTGTTCTCTGGAACAAAATCATAAATATTATTTCCACCTAACTTTGTTGTTAGGGGATTGTTGCCTATCAAGGCATTATATACTGTTGTTTGTAATGCAACTGAAAAATTACTCATTTTACAAAATCCTCAATTTTTTTTACTACTCTTTTAAATGTTGCTTC